GACCTTGATATTAAGTTCATCATCACAACTGATACGCACTATCTCAAAAAGGAAGATAAGGCAGTTCACAAAGCCTATCTGAACGCGCAGAATGGTGACCGTGAGGTTGATGATTTTTATGCGACGACCTATTTGATGGGTACAGAAGAACTGGAGGGGTATCTCGGTGACCTGACCAGAGAGGAACTCGACGAAGCCTACGCAAATATCCGACTTATTGGGGATATGTGTGAAAACTACTCCTTGATGAAGTCGTTGAAAATTCCTCAGTTGATGTGGAAAACACCGAGCGGGCGCTCGATTCCTGATGAAATGATGCAGGCTATCCCATACTTCCACAACTTTATTACTTCGGATTTTGAGGGTGATAAGTTATTGGTTGACGCGATTGTTGATGCAGTTAGCGCCGACCCTCGCCTTCAGAATAAGGAGACTTATGAGGAAATAAATGCGTGTCTGGAAATGACTTGGGTGAGTTCTGAAGTCAATAAGACGCATTGGAGTTCGTACTACCTCAATTTGCAAAGAATTATTGACGAGTGTTGGAACGCTGGTACACTCGTGGGCTGTGGACGTGGTTCTGGCGTTGGCTTCATCATTTTGTACCTGCTTGGGATAACACAAATTAACCCTATGTGGGAGACGACTAAGACGTTTAGATGGAGATTTTTGAACCCGGCGCGTGTTTCCGTACTGGACGTTGACGTTGATATAGAGGGTGGCCGGCGTAAGCAGGTTTTGAACCATCTGCGCGATGTATACGGCGAAGATAGAGTTGCGAACGTTGCAACTTTTGGTACAGAAAAGTCGAAGTCGGCAATTTTGACTGCTTGCCGCGGACTGGGCATTGATGTAGATGTTGCTCAGTATTTGGCTTCGATGATTGAAGCAGACCGTGGGATGTTGCGTACCTTGGACCAAACATTCTATGGTGATGAAGAAGCAGGTTTTGCACCAAATCAACAGTTCATTAGGAAAATGACAGAGAACTATCCCGAAGTTTGGGAAGTTGCAAAGAAAATTGAAGGGCTGATTTGTCGGCTTGGAGAACACGCTGGTGGTGTTATCTTTGTTGATGAACCTTTCACGAACTCGACAGCATTGATGCGCGCGCCAAATGGTGACATCATGACACAGTTCGATTTGCATGATTGTGAAGATGTGTCGTTGATTAAGTACGATTTGCTGTCTGTTGAAGCCCTCGATAAAATGCACATTTGTCTTGACCTTTTAGTTGAGCAGGGATATATTGAAGCTGGCGCGAGCCTTAAAGAAACATATGAGAACACCATTGGTATCTACAATTTGGAGCGGTCGGCGCCTGATATGTGGAAGATGGTTTGGGAGCATAAGATTCATTCGCTATTCCAGATGGAAAAGCAAAGCGGTATCCAAGGTATCGCGCTTGTTCACCCGGAAAGTGTTGACGATTTGGCTACCTTGAACTCAGTTATTCGGCTGATGGCGCAAGAAAAGGGCGGAGAACAACCGCTTAACAAGTTCGCGCGATTTAAGAATGATATTAGTTTGTGGTATGATGAAATGCGTCGGTATGGACTTACACCGCATGAGCAGGAAATTTTGGAGCCGGTCGTGAAGATTTCTTATGGGATGTGTGAATCCCAGGAAGGATTTATGCAACTGGTACAGATACCCGAATGTGGTGGATTCGACCTGAACTTTGCTGACCAACTTCGTAAAGCGATTGCGAAGAAGAACCCCGCGGCATATGACGAACTTCAAAAGCAGTACTTTGCGACTGTTAAAGAAAAAGGATTGAGCGAGAAGTTGTGTAACTATGTATGGAATATACTGGTTGCAACAAGCCGTGGCTATGGATTTAATAAATCACATACGCTTGCCTACTCGCTCATCGCTCTCCAAGAAATGAACCTCGCTTATCGCTACCCCACAATGATTTGGAACACAGCGTGTCTTATCTCCGACAGTGGCGGCGCGGAAGCCGCAGAAGTTGAAGAGGAAGAAGACGTTTATCAGGAAGAAGTCTGCTACGATGGTGGATTTGAGGATTTTGCTGTTGAAGAAGACGACAGCGAGGAAGACGAAGACGAGGACGAAGATGGCGCCGGCGCGAAGAAAAAGAAGAAAGTTCAGAAAAGCGCCGATTATGGACGTATTGCAAGCGCCATTGGGAAGATTAAGGCGACGGGCATAGTGGTCGCGCCGCCTGATATCAACAACTCGACGTTTACGTTCTCTCCTGATGTAGAATCCAACACCATTCGTTATGGTATGAGTGGAATCACTCGTATTGGTGAAGAATTGGTGAGGACTATCATGGCGAATCGTCCTTACACATCAATTAGTGACTTCTTAAAAAAGGTAAAAGTCACGAAGCCGCAGATGGTGAACTTAATTAAGTCTGGCGCATTTGATTCGTTTGGGCCAAGAGAAGAACAAATGCGACAGTACATCAACTTGGTGAGTGATACCAAAAAGCGGATTACGTTGCAGAACATGAAGATGTTAATTGATTTTGGGCTTGTGCCGGAAGAGTATGACCTTCAGCGCCGGGTCTATAACTTCAATAAGTACATCAAGAAGATGAAGCTGGATGCAACGTATTATGGTTTGGATAACATTGCTTATGCGTTCTATGATAAGTGGTTTGACATTGATGAACTGATTCAGTGCGAGGATACAGAAAGCGGTTTCAAGGTTAAGCAATCTGTGTGGGATAACCACTATCAGCATCATATGGATATCATTCGTCCATGGGTGCGCGCTAATGCAGATGAACTTCTGGTGCAGGTAAACGATAAACTGACTGCGGACTTATGGTCTAAGTATTGTCTTGGTTCGTTGAGTAAGTGGGAAATGGACAGTGTGTCTTTCTACAGCCATGAGCACGAATTGGCGCGAGTTGACACCGAAGTCTATGGGTTCTCCCAGTTCGAAGACTTACCCGAAGAACCGGAAATTGACCGTATCATCTCTATCAGAGGTAAACAAGTTCCATTGTTTAAGATTCGGAGGATTATTGGGACTGTACTGGATAGGGATAAGTCGAAAAAGACAGTTACATTGTTAACTACCGGAGGCGTCGTAACAGTCAAGATTTATGGCGGCGCGTTCACCATCTACGACAAACAAGTCAGTGAGCGCGGGGCTGATGGGAAAAAGCACGTCATTGAAAAGTCGATGTTCAGCCGCGGTAATAAGATTATTGTAACTGGCATCCGGCGCGAAGATGGTTTCTTAGCAAAGAAGTACAAAGCAACACCGTTCCATCTGATTGAGCAGATTGTTGATGTGAATGAGGATGGATTGATTGTCACCAGGTCAAGGAGTGAGACTGAATGAGTGTTGGGTTGTATGATATGGACATGGCAACCTACACTCTCGTCCCTCCTAACTTGGAGATAATGAAGTTATCTACGTGGTATAAGCGCAAAGGAGAAGTGGTGGTGCTAACGCCCACTTTTTCTCCTGAGCGCAATTCCAAGTTCATTGTTCGGAAAGATTATGATGATGGGAATTTCCCAAAAGGGATTATGGACGTGGAGTATGGCGGTCTTGCTTTTACGAGTAATAAGTATATGCCACTTCCAATAGAGATAGAGCAATGTCAACCAGACCCAACTATTTATCAACGTTTGGAAAGTAAATTTATGATGATGCCAAGACAAAAACAAAAAGTATATAAAGACATCTTCAATGCTGAACATCTACGCTTATCTCTTGACGAAAAAACAATCTGGCCTGATTACCGAAAACAGTTCAAATGCTTAGTCGGCGCCCGCAGCGTGATTTATCACGATTACAACCTTGGAAGTGTAGAAGGCGCTTTTAACGAAGTCAAACGGACACTGGAAATTGCGAAACGGACAACTATTCCTGTTCGTCTTGGCACGAAGTTTCCTATCCAGATAAGTTCTGGCGCTGACCTCATTAACTGGGCTTCTCTTCCAACCAATTCCGTTTTCTTCGGTATGCAATTCAATGGTATGATTGACAACGAATCACTCATGACTTATGCAAAAATGGATTGCGATCGTGTTGCCTATACCCAAATGAAATACAATGTGACCCGTGGATGGTCATCGGAGAACGAGTTTGTGATGTACGGCTTACCCCAAATTTTAAGGCAGGTTATCTTTTCACGTACTTATCGCGCTTGTTTTTCACTTATATATGACGACGGTTTTTTCGTAGATAAAACTTGGGAAGATGTTATCAAGATGATTGATATGTATAGTCGGTCTGGACTGGATATCAGTATTGACCTTGGCAACGACACAGTTTTTAACTTCGCATCTGTGGTAGTGGAAAAGCCAAAGCTATACAAAACATTAACCGTTCAGCGTATGCGCGAGCTGTTTGCGTTTGTACGAGAAAGGCAGCCGGCGCTGTTTAAGGATTTCTACGAATGTTCGTACAACTCTATGAAGGGGGTCTTAACATGACTGGCTTGGATATTAAAGCCAAGATTGACGAGAACAATCGAATCATCGAAAGTTTGCTTTGCCCGAATCAGTTCACACTGAATAACACCATCGCAAACCTGCTCCGCGAGAATGTCAAACTCCAGAAGCATTGTCCTCATAAGTTTGAGGATGGCTTCTGCATCTACTGCTACGGGGAGGAAAAGAAGTGAAAGTGATTTTGTACACCATTGGTTGCCCGGCTTGTAAGATGCTGGAATCTAAGCTGGACGCCAAGAATATCGCGTATGATAAGGTCAGTGATGAGGCCGTTTTGCGCGAGAAGGGTATCGACGTGCTTCCTAAACTGGAAGTTGATGGTCAGATGATGGGTCTGGCTGTTGCGAACTCCTGGATTAACAACCAGTAAGGAGGTAGTATGGCAAATATCAATGTGCGGTTGGGGAAGAATTTCACAACTGCTTTCAATCGGATGAACGACACCTACGGTGAGGAATTTGCAAAGCTGAATGGTTTTGCTGACAGTCAGCTGAGTTATACCGACTTTATCGACAATTTTATTGACTCGGAGACGGTTGCAGATGCCTCTGTCGACGGCAGCGCCAATGTCGGCAACAAGGATATGCGGACGCTGCTGAATGAGATGCCTAAGCCTCATCGTAAGCTACTGGCGTATAACAAGATTTACCACGAACTCAATAAAAAATATGGGTTCAAAACTGCAAATGAGTGGGTGCGCGCCGAGTGGACAAAAGCACTCTATCTGCATGATGCGGATACTGCTTCATTCTTGCACTACTGTTTTGCATATGATTTGAAGGACTTAGCCGAAAAAGGTTTGTTCTTCTTGGATAACTTCAATGCAGAGCCACCGCAGCATTTTTCCACTTTTGTGGACTTTGTTAAGGAGTTCATTTCCTTCACTTCCAATCGCTCTTCCGGCGCTTGCGGCCTGCCGAATTTGGTGCCATACCTGTACTATTTCTGGTACAAGGATTGTGAGAATGGGTACGCGACGAAGTCTCCAGATTACTACGCACGCCAGCAAATTCAGAGATTCATATACGCGGTGAATCAACCGTATGTCAGGGATAGACAAAATACTGTCCATTAAACACTTTTCCGGTTCATCACCGGGGTCATTTATATAATGGCTAACGAGGAAGCCTAAGTCCGAAAGGATATGGTAATCTCGTGGGAATCAAATCAATTAGGCTATCACTTGATAAGGAGGTGAGTAAATTGAAAAAGGATATTTATGTCATCAAAAATGACATGAATAATAAGGTTTATGTTGGGCAAGCCATAGATGCGAAAATCAGATTTCAAAGTCATTGTAAACCATCATCTGCTTCTTATTCATTGATTTCAAAAGCAATTCAAAAATATGGACGCGAACATTTCACTTATAAGATTGTTGAACGGCAGATTGAAAATTACAATGAACGAGAGAAATATTGGATTGAAAAATATAATTCAATCGCGCCCAATGGTTACAATTTGCTTCCTGGTGGAGAAGAACCTCCAATTATGAAAGGATTTAACCATCCTGAAAGTTGCCTTTCTGCTCAAGATGTAGAAGATTTAACTTTTGAACTTCAGCAAACAGATAAAACTTTTATTGAGTTAGCTAAAAAATATGGTTTTAAGTCAAATACTTCTATTTCTGAGTTTAATAAAGGTTTAACTTATGTGCGAAACATAGAATATCCAATCAGACCCAGTCCTCACAACGGCAAGTTATCTCAAACAGAAGTTGATGAAATTTACTTGCTCCTAAAATATACCTATCGCTCTTATGAAAGTATAGGTCAGCAATATGGAGTTGAAGCGCGAGCTATTTCTCGGATAAATCGGGGTATTTTTCATAAAAAAGATAACGAAATTTATCCACTAAGAGAAGGAAAAATCGGCAGCGTTCCACCTAAGTTGACTTATGAGCAAGTTACTTCTATTATTAGCCAACTTCAATCAACTTCTAAAAGTCTACGAGAAATTGCCAGAGATTTTGACGTAGATTATAAAGATATTCTTGATATAAAAAATGGTACAACCAAGTTGTATAGACGACGTGGAATAGCCTATCCACTTCGGCCTAATAATTGATTTGAAGCCTGTATCGACTATCTCCGCGAAGGAGAGTACATCTACTATTGATACGTAGATGGAAAGAGTGTTTACTTCCTTTAAGAGGAAGTTAAAAAATAGTCAATGCTTAGTGAAAACTAAGATAACATGGGTATTCAATCCGCATTTACCAATGTGTCCGTCTTTGATGGCCCATATCTGGAAGCCCTGTTTGGCGGCGCCACCTTCCCTGATGGGACTTTTATGATTGACCATTTAGAGCAAATCAAAGAGTTCCAAAAGACTTTCATGGAAGTCGTGTCTGAGATTCGTTCTCATAACATGATGACCTTCCCTGTGTTGACCATTTCTCTGCTTCGTAAGAATGGTAAGTTTGTTGACGAACCATTCGCACGCTGGGGAGTAGCGCATAATATGAAGTGGAATGATTCCAATTTGTTCATTGACGACAGTGTTACGTCTTTGTCGAATTGCTGCCGTTTGAAGTCCAACATTGACGACCTGGGTTATTTCAACAGTATCGGCGGGACAGCATTGAAAGTTGGCTCCGTTAAGGTTTCTACCGTGAATCTCGCGCGAATTGCTCTTGAGCATCAGACCGAGCAAGACTACCTTGTTGCGTTGCGCGACATCGTTGAACTCAACTGTAAAGTTCTTGATGTTGTACGTACCATTATGCAACGTAATGTTGAAAAAGGGCTGCTTCCTAACTTCTCTAAAGGTTTGGTTGACTTTGAGCATCTCTACAACACCGTTGGCATTATCGGTGTCTACGAAACAATGAAATCCTTCGGCTATGTGCGCGAGGACGAATTTGGTAACTCTTTCTACACCGAAGATGCTGACCGTTTCGGTAAGAAAATCTTTGAGGTCATCCATCGCACGAAAGACCAATTTGCGCTGGATAAGAACTATAAGATTAACCTGGAACAAGTTCCTGGTGAAACCTGCGCGAATAAAATGATGCAGGCCGATAAACTGCTTTATCCTGAAAGCGTAGTTGATGACCTGCCCCTGTATGGAAATCAGTTTATTCCGCTGGGAATTAAAACTACGCTCCAGGGGCGCGTGAGAATTGCTTCTCTGTTCGACTCCTATTGCAACGGCGGCAGTATTGCTCATATCAATATCGAAACTCCGTTCAAAAACTTTGAGCAGGCGTGGAAGATGACGGAGTATATTGCTGACCAGGGACTTACTTACTTCGCCTTTAACACCAAAATCCAGGCGTGTGAAAAGAACCATGCGTTCTTTGGGAAAGTATGTCCTGTGTGTGGGCGCCCGATTGCTACTGAATATACCAGGATTGTTGGCTTTTATACACCAATTAAGACTTGGTCGAGAGAGCGCAAAGATGAATATGCTATGCGCGAATGGGAGAACGTAAATGAGTGAACCTATGAAAGTGCCATATGACGTTGTCAAGCGTATGCTTGACAGCGTCGCAGAGCACTATAAACATGAAAATTGGCGCCTGGATGATTGCTACCTGACTTTTGAGTATATCATTGGTAGCTGTTTCCCATCTGCCTTGCACACTATCAAAGACACAATGCGCGACCTCCACACTCAGGGGTATATCCAGGGGAGAGCCGCGCGCCTGATGGAAGATGGCGGAGTTGTCTCTATCCAAGGGGTGTCTCAGCACATCAACACAATTCTGACTGGGTTGGCGCCGCTCCGCAAAGAAATTCAGGATGCAAGCCGTATCGTTGATGAAGCACCGAATCATGGCTGGTCCGCCGAGGAAATTTACCCCAATCTCAAAGCTGTTGACCAGAGTGAGTATCTGCTGAATGAGCTAACGATTGCCTGTCAAAATGCACTCGGCGCCAATGCCATTGTTGTTCTTAAGGAGGACACAAATGAGACTTAAAGGTTTGGTTGATGAGGATATCGCCAATTACTCCAAGACGTCGATGTTCCTTATCTTTCCTGACTGCTCTTTCAAGTGCGATATCGAGTGCGGAGAACAGGTGTGTCAAAACTCCGCACTCGCGCACGCTCCGGTAATTGATATTGCTAAAGAGGAAATCTGTGAACGATACATCACAAATCCCATGACAGAGGCGGTCGTACTTGGCGGCCTTGAGCCTTTCGATTCTGCTATGGATTTGGTGAGTTTTGTTAATTGCCTCCGGCGCCAGTATCAGTGTGAGGATGATATCGTCATCTATACCGGCTACACCGAAGACGAAATACTGAATGGCGCGATGCTGAAGAACGTCTTTGAGACTATCTGCCAGTTTGGCAATATTATCGTGAAATATGGGCGATTTGTACCTGGCCAGGACAGTCACTTTGACCAGGTATTAGGTGTGAATCTGGCATCACTTAATCAATACGCTAAACGATATGAAAAAGGGATGCTTTCTTCTTTCCCCTCAAAGAAAATTATTCTAAATCCTGACAAAGATGTTGTGGATGCAGTCCGCGCCGCCTTGAAAGAGAATGATGGTTACTGCCCTTGTCGCTTGGAGAAGACTGCTGATACAAAGTGTATGTGCAAAGATTTCCGTGAGCAAGAAAGTGGTATGTGCCATTGCGGTCTGTATATCAAGGAAAATTGACTTTTCGTCAAATTCGTGATATACTTTAAGTATAATAAGAGTAAAAGGAGTAATGCTATGAGAACATCTGATACCGCTGTCACTCTTGTTGTGACACTTATTATCGTCCTGCTGCTCGAACTGCTTGTGTGGCCGGTGTTCATCATGTGGGCATGGAACGCTGTTATGCCCTATCTGCTGGGTCTGCCCATGTTGAACTGGGGCTACGCCTTCGCGCTGAACCTGCTGTGCACTCTGCTGTTCGGACACGTCACCAGCGGCAGTTCCAATAAGAACTAAGGAGGACGCTGATGAATAAACCTCTCTCTAATATTAAGGTTTACGACCTTGAGGAAAGTCTGATTGCCAGCGGCTACCCAATGCGCACCACCGCTGAAATGCGCGAGGTCGAAGACAAGGATTGGAAGCGCGGGCGCAATCTGACAAAGGCATCTAACGGAAATAACGCCCACGGTCAGTGGCTTACGGGTGTGCGTGTCGCCTTTGATATGACCTTCTCTAATAAGGGATGGGTCGAGGCGGAGCGTTATCGCTTTCTTGAGTTCGTCAGTTCCCAGTCCACCATGCACCGAATCACTAAGTTCGACATCCGGCGCCAGTACAATGAGTACGTTGACCCACGGGTTATCGAAATTATGGAGGAAAAAGTCGCTGTATATAACGCCTGGGTTGATGAGCCTGATGTCATTATGAATGATTATGGCATCACCAAGGAAGAGTACAACGAGCGGCTTAAGGTGAAATACCTTGAAATCCTCTATACGAATCCTGCTGGATTCACACTGACGGCACGCATGACTACGGATTACCGTTGTCTGCTGAATATGTACGTCCAGCGCCATGACCATCTTCTGCCGGAGTGGCGCCTGCTGTGTGAGCAGTTGTTGGAGTTGCCGCATTTTAAGGAGTTGGTGGAAGCCTATTACTCTGGCGGCATCCACAAAGATAACTTCTTCGAGGGTGAGCGCTGATGAAAATGCGCGTGTTCTATGGTGAGGGAGACAAAATCTCCTTCACCAGATACGAACTGGAGAAACTTCTTGGGGAAGTGTTCCAAGAAGGATTTGACGCAGGCGTAAAGTCAGTGGAGTCGATGGAGCAGTTGGTGATTAACCCTGTTTACACGCCTCCCGCTTGGCCTTGGCCTATCCCAAAAGAAATCTACTGCGAGACTTCTCCTCTCGACAGTTTGGAAGGAGGAACGACAGATGCGTCTCTTAAAGCAAACTGACGAATATCGTGTGGAAAACGAAATAGAAGCAAAAGAAATGATGGAGAAGTTCCGCACGGAAGCCCATGAAGAGGGCTATACCATCGGCAAGATGGGTTATACTCTGAAAACCAAAAAGTCTAAGGGCGAAATCATCGACGAGGGCTGTCTGTTGACTGTCCAGAAAGTCTTTGGCGCGTTCTTCGACTAAGGAGGAACAATGGCTGAAATTCTGACAATCGACCAAACGAAGGCGGCCGCCCAAAAGGTGGCAGAAATGCCTGCTCAGGTCGAGCAAGAACAAAAGAATCTGTTCCAATCCATTATGGAACAAATGAGCGCCGTCAATCAAAGTCTCGGTGGTTTTGAGGAACTCGGCGCGCTGCTCGCGCTTCCCGATGAAATGTTCACCATTCTCGGCCCAATTTTCTTGGAGGAATTGGAGAAGGGGCTGAATAACACCAATGACAAAATGCTGCTGGTGCAGGCGCTCAATGCGTCTGGTATGCAGGTGCAGGACGTCCAGGCAGAATATGTGAGTATCGCTGCCGGCATCGACAAGATGGAAGGTCTGACAAACATGAAGAAGGACTTCCTCAAGCAGATGATTGGGATGGTGTACAACGGGATTGCTGACACAGCGGGCGCCGGTAAGAAGTTCATCAACATCGCAGTTGAGCTGTGCCATCCTGACGCGAAGATGCCTACCTATGCTAATCCTGGCGACAGCGGCATGGATGTGTATGCCGTGGAAGATACGACCGTCGCGCCGGGTGAGACAAAGCTGATTCATACCGGCATTAAGATGGCTATTCCGCTGGGATATGAAATCCAGGTTCGTCCCAAGAGCGGGCGCGCGCTGAAGACGAAACTGCGCGTTGCTAATACGCCTGGTACGATTGATTCCGGGTATCGGGATGAAATCTGCGTTATCATTGACAATATCGAGCCGCCTGTTACGGATGTGGCTGGAGACTATATTGGTGATGGTTCCACTGGCCCCATCAGTTTCAAGGTTGGTTCCGTGGCAACCGGGCGCGAGTTCACTATTGGGAAAGGAGAGAAGTTCTGCCAGTTTGTGCTTTGCGAAGTTCCCAAAGCCGTTCTTCACCAGGTTGAGAGCGTTGGGTCTATCGCAAATGACGGGCGCAACGGGGGCTTTGGAAGTACGGGAGTGAAGTAATGTGGCCCGTATAACCATTGAGTCCATTAACACAGAACTCGCGCCGAATGGCTGGAAGTGTGTTTCGGAGAAGTACGAAAACCTTGACAGCCAACTTCACTTCAAGTGTAATGAGGGACATGATGTTTACTCCACTTGGAAGAGAATACGCAGTCGGCGCGAGTGCCCTATGTGTGCGGACAATGAACTCGCTAATGTTGATGCAAAGGTTGTACCAAAGAAAGGAAAGCAACGTATTCTCGCGCTCGACCAATCGTCGCATATGACTGGTTGGTGTGTTATTGATGATGGCACACTGGTTAAGTATGGGACGTTTAATGCGGGCGCCGGGGATGAAGCGGAACGGTTTAATCGGTTGAAGATGTGGTTCTGCTCGATGGTTGCAACTTGGAAACCGGATTTTGTTGGATTTGAAGGGATTCAGTTGCAGGATACATCTGATGGTGATAAATCCAAGAAGATGGGTGTTACGGTATTTCAAACGCTCGCGCGCACTCAAGGGGTGCTGATGGAGACTGCGTTTTCGTTAAAGTTACCATTTGAGATTGTACCAACGAACACTTGGAGAAGCCATGCAGGTGTTAAGGGCAGGACGAGGACGGATAAGAAAACGTCGATGAAACTGTTGATTAAACAGTGGTACGATGTGACTGTTGTGGATGATATCGCTGATGCTATCGGCATTGGGAAGTATGTGTCGGATAGAGTTGTCAGCGCCGTGACAACGGAACAATGGGATTGAAAAAACCCCGACTTCGGAGAGAAGTCGGGGTTTTCGTTATTCTTGGATGAAGGGAAGAAGCAGAGACATATCATCAACGCTGAAGTTGATGCCCGCGAAGTCGGAAAGTTTGAAAGTAATATCAGGGATATCGACCTGCATTTGGGAGAGTTCGGTGAGTTTCTCGCCGCACTCTTTCACTTTCTCTTGTTTGATGCGGACGCCTTTACCGTCTTCGGTTGCGATGGGATGGCCTTCTTCGTCGCGGTCAACGTAGAGGTCAATGTATTGATTGAAGCGTTCCTCGTAGAACTTGATTTCCGGCGCGAAGGCCATACGAAGTTTGGCCATCTTGTAGGCGATATCGAGAGGGAGCTTCTTTTCGGAGAGATTGTCCAGCAGCTTATTGAAGCCGAGGATGTTTGAGATTTGCGTTTTCATCAGCAGATACCTCCTATTTTCTTTAGTATAACAGAATTTTGAAGAGATGTCAAATTAACTACTGGAAGCAGGGATAAAGGATTGAATGTATGCGTCAATACGGATTCCATCAACATAGAGATTACTGATACGAACACCATTCATAGCACTCAGACTAAGAGCGCCAATAACACAATACATTTCCAAAACGCCGCTATAACTATTCAAGACAATACGTCCATCTTCGTATTCATTAGAAGAATATTGGCGTAAAAATTTAATCATACCATCATTGATGACAATACGTGTTTGCCCCCATCCGATATTACCTGAAGTTTGGAACGTCGCACCAGTAATTGTGCCACCAGTAATATATGGGGATACAACAGTATTACCACTGATGAATGTGCCACCAGAGTAAGTACCATTGGCAATTTGACGAGCAAGATTACTAGCGTTAGAAGCAGCTATACTCGCCGCGCTTGCCGCAGATTCAGCGTCAGCGGCGTCTCTCGCAGCAGCTACGGCTTCATTATAAGCAGTAAGTGCGTCTGCTTTTGCTCCATCATCCGCAGCAGACATGATAGAAGACTTTGCTGTTGTATCAAAAGAAATGGCGCCTGTGAGGGTAATATTACCATTATTGCCGTCGAGTTTAATGTTGCCCAAATCAAGGTAATTGCTATCAATCTTACCAGTACCATCAAGAATGTTTACATAACTTCCTGTCCCACCGTTCTTAATCATCAAATTTGCAGCCTTAATTGTACCAGTAAACTCACCATCAGAAGCATACACCGTACCATTGAAGTAACCAGATTCAGCCTCAACTTTACCATGAAACTCACCATTGGTTGCCTTCACGTTACCCTGACCATCAACAGTAAATTTGTTATTCACGTTAATAACATCAGGAGTTTGGGTATCAATATGAATCGTCAGTCCGCGCCAAGTCAAGCTAAACATCGCATCCGTAATAACCTGGTCTACGCTGGTAGGACGATAATTCGTCTTGTTTGTAATCCCATACAAACCAAACCTATCCATCCTCACGAACTTATTAAAGTTCGTATTCGCTACGTTCCCCTGGCTATCCATATCAAAAGCATACGCGCTCAACCCATAAGCATCCCACCGGAAAGTCTCTTGCCCATCAGCATAGATATAAACTTCTCCCGTGTTCAGGCGCCCGGTCGTAATCACACTCGCGTTGATACCTTCGGCGCTAATGGCTGTCTGATAGTTTCCGCCAGTACAAACCAAAATACCCAGTGAGTTAATGAGTAAGTCTCCGCGACCACTGGTTGCGGTGATAGTGCCTTTGTCTTGGTCGATAATCAGTTCACCATTCGGCGCGCCCATAATCAAACCAATGTTCTTCTCCAGCGAATTGCGCAGGAACTCACTATTGAGAGTGCCGTCAGGATTTACAGCAGAGCCGGCGCGATTGTAGACGCCTTCTGCGTATTGGAGAGAAGTTGTAGAGGCGGTGATGCGTTGGAACAAATCCTCGAACTGGGTTTTGTAATTTTGAACGGTGATTACGTTCTGGCTTGGGTCGTCCAGATGATACAAAACCTTCGAGATTACGATTTCCTCACGGTAAGGACTACCATTCGAGTTGTATCCAAAGAACTCGGTATCTTCCATATAGGTTTTGTCGCCAATATGGAAGGTATATGGCTCAAATCCCTCAACTTGAGAAAGTTCCAGCACGTCAATGGTGTAGGTAAGTTTCGGAAAAGCGGACTGGCGCAGTACCTCAACAGCATCCATGTAGTACAAATCTGCGTCGATGTAATCCTCCGAAATCCATGTTCCCTCTTGGATGAAACGAGAATACTTGGAGTAGAACATCTTATTGAGGGCCTGCTTCTGCTCCGAAAGTACCGCAAGGCTGGCCGCGAGATTATTGTATGCGCTTTGATACGCATTTACCAGCGCATCAGTATCCGTTACGATTTGGGAGTACTGATTGATGATGGAGGCGGCGGTATCACGTTTTGTAATGATACTGTTGAGTTCGTCGTTGTTACCCGGTCCGCGCTGTTTAGTGGCGGCCGCGGATGGAGTAATACCGCACCAGTTGGCAATGTCGGTAATGTACTCTTGATAGTTATTCTTCGCTTCCTCTACCAATGCAGAGTATACTTGCTGGCGCGCGATAAGGTTTACCAACGTATTCCCCAGTTCACCCAACTCATAGATATCCGGCTTCATCCGCTGATTCATCGTATGCAACTTCGCAAAATAAGCCATGCCACCATCGTTATCCCCAAAGAGGTCACGATTGAGGTCGCGCCGACTGAGCAAACCATTCTGAATGAAGTAGTTAAAGTTGAACATCGCTGTTTCCAGCGTTGGATTCATCGTAGCGTACTGAATAGTACAAGACCCATTCTCTGCATACTCATTCGCATTTGGCTGGACAATCATCTTCGACACAAGCTGATTAGAATCAATGCGCCGCTGAATACCCTTAAGGTTAATTCCGTACTTAAATCCTGCCCAGTTTTCCTGGCCGATAAACTCCTTGAATGCAACCCATTTCTGGATATGACGTTCATAGTTCACACCAGAGAAAGAGGCCCCTTCTGCATAGGTATATTCATTAAAGTTGAAATCGTTTGAATACTGATTTCCATACTCACCTGGTTGAGACGTAGCCTTCTTGTAGTAGATTTTACCCGGCACCGGCGCGCTGTCTTCGGTGAGTTGATAGACATAACGCGGAGAGCCGTCAGAGAAGTGTTCGATGGTGAACTTCGCCCAACACTCAAATGTTTCGCAGAGTTCCTGGAGAAGATTGAAGCGATTGGACTTCGAGCCGGTAATGGAGCGAACTTTCTCAAAGGTTTCGTCCTTTTCAGGAGTGTACGCAGAGAGCGTGCTCTCGTCCGAGTAGCAGACTTCGGACAGCCGCAAATTGTTGATGCTGGTAACGCCATTGAGGTTCTGAGGGGAGAAGAAATTGTATCTCACCTTTACGACGGAGTTCATCGTGTTCTCCATATCGGGGACAATGATGTATCCATTCTTACCGATGGCGTACTTAAACAGCTTTGCATCAATCAATTCAACTGTCACACCTGTCTCTCCATATGCGACAAAGTCGAGCGTGTAACGCAACATTTCCTCGTAAGAGAGCGCCCAGTTGCAGGTGCCGAGAAAAACATCATATCCTACCAAAGAAGTAGGAATATTAGCAGAAGTTCGCGCGAAGCTGACAAAAGTTGTCTCACCAGTGCCATATGGAGCATCCAAAGGGGCACCTACGATGGCGGCGCCAGTAATCTTTGCTGCAACATTGGTCTTAACAGCAAAGATATATTTGTCACCCGGCGCGAACCCATTGGTTTGAGAACGATGGTCATAGAAACCGCTGTTCCGGATTTCCGGACTGTTCAAACGGAAGACGCAGCGCAAAGTTGGAGTGAATTCGCCGTTTTGAGTGATTTGGCTGAGCGCGACGGTAGTGTTGCCCTTGCCTTCCCAACCAAAGGTAGAAGTGAAGTTATTGCCGTTAGTGAGAAGTTGTTGAATCTCGGCGATGGAAGCGTACTCTGTGTCCTGATAACAGTAGTACAGCGCGCCATTCTTGCGCCAAAGCGTGCAGTACTTGTCGATTGCTTGGACATAGATAGTTTTCTGCTTCGACACCAACATATTGCCAAAGTAGACATCGCTTGCTTCCATGTTCTCCAAAGAGAAGCCGATTGTGGGACACGCAGCCTGCCAGTTTGGAGAGTTGAGGATTATGCCGTCTTCATCAACGATATAGTCATCATCAATGCTGGTGCGCTCGCGCCAGAAGAATTGGATTTGCTTATCTTCGTTAATGATGGAAGAATAACACACCCAAATGGTTTGACCAGCAGGAATAGTACGAACTGTGCCCTTCGCAATTTCCTCGTCGATGAGGTTATCAACAAAACGGTAATCATCCATAACAGTGGCGCAGAGCGGGCTTCGAAGCGTGTACGCAAAGAGGTTCTCTACGTTCTTCTGTTTGATAAGGTCACAGTTCTCTCTATCAACGCGCCAGTCGCTTCCGTCGAGGATGTAATCACCCAAATCACAGACAGTGCCCATGTTGTTTTCCAATTCGATATCCATCTCGATTTCATAACCGGCTTTTGCCAGTTCATTGATGTATTGGTCTGTGCAGGTGTAGGTAAAGGTGTATTCAGTCGAGTTCTCCTGAATATCTTTAATTACCAAATCATACCATTCACCATCGTACAGCACCTTAACTTTCCGCTCATTCACCAGCAAACTGGTAAATGGGTTCATTTTGTAGGTGTCGTCTACCTCATCATAGTACCGATAGAACATCTCAAAGGTAAACGTATGTGACCCATTCAGTTCACAAACGAGTTTCGGGTTGAAGGCGCGCACCGGTGTATCCATCGTATCTGACCCAATCGTCACCAGAGGGACTTCACGGTAGGTATGATTCAGAATTGTGTAGTTACCATTTGCGAGATTGAGGTCGGTTACTTCCTTTCGCCCATTATTATCACTAATAATGTAAATGCTGTCGTCGCCCCAAAGACTAATCTTATAAGGCTTTTTAGCAATACCCATTTAACTCCCTCCTTTTAGAAGTAAAGGTAATCGTATTCAATCTCCATTCGAGTAGGAGACGCGCCGCCCCATGAGAAGCCCATCCACTCAAGGTCTTCAGTCGGCGCCAGCTTAAAGAAATCACCGGATTGGGTGTAGCGATTGTAGATGGTGCCGGTTGGGTTACCGAGGATGTCGATACCTTCGATAAGATTCAGCGCGGTATTGATTTGGATGCCAGCGTCTTGCACATAGGCGCCCTGCGCTGTTTGTTTGTTGAATGGTTTAATGCGGAAATTCTTATTGTCGGCCGCGTAAGTAATAAGCAAGCCGTCGAATTGACCATTAAACCAAATTTTGAGTTTGAATGGAGTCTCAATGTCGCCAGGATTGTAGACCATGCAACCGTTATTAACTGGGGTATCAATTACGTAGTCAACGCCGTTGTGCTTTTTCATCGCAGAAGACAGCTTCATTCTGCTACTTTCAACCCATTCATAGTAATTGAAGAATACATCACTTGCCAGCGGGCTATCCATAGAACCCCACTCAGGGATGTTTGTAACCTTGTATTCATCCAAATACTTAAAACGACTGCGCGCATAAGGCGAATAGGCGACAAAGGAGAGGTTTCCTTCTCCCCGATACAGGCGCCCCTTCATGATACGTGTCCCAATCCCATAAAGGTCATCCTTCGTGCGCAGAGAATTATCTACGTCATCAACCCGGTCGTCAAACTCGGCTTCTGTCTCAAAGCACACGTACTTCAAGTTCGGCGTACCATTCGGGCGCACCTTATACATCTTATAAGGCAATTCATCAAAGATAAGATTCATCACTTTTTTCTGCCCCATAAGCTGGCGCAACTGCCGAATGTTTTCTTCCGTCATACAATCATACGCAATCGGGAAGTTGAACGGGCGCTGTGTATAGTAAGAACCAAACAAATAGTTCCCATCTCCGCCAGGCACCTGAACGGTTTTATCCTGAAGTGTAGGGAGAATATTGTCGGTGTATCGTGTACCATCGCTAACACGCATAATGTTCAAGTCGATTGAATGAACCCCATCAAGCGTGAAACCGATGAAATCACCTTTGCTTGTCATATTCAATTCCTCCTTTAATGGGTGGGGAGAGGAGAACCTCTCCCCACTTTCGTTACTTCAATCGACTGACTGCGTTGACATTACGATAGATGGACTTATCATAAATGTCTCTCTCAACGCGCGCCACCATAGCATCAACGTCATAATCGCTCTCAACGTGCGGGTCGTTGACATCAATATCAAACTGATAAGTGTCTCCGCCCTTGTTGATAGACGCCGCGCCGTCCAGTGTCTCGCGCAGAATGTCACGCAATTCAAAGAAGTTACGAGTATCTTGTGCATTAAGCACGGCTTCGGGTTTGCTGGGTGTACCATCGAGCCATGCTGGGCCAGTGAAGTCAGCCAGGCCGCCGTGTGCGTAAGCAGTAAGGTACTTTTTGTTCATCAGGCCAGTTACGCCGGTATTTGTCCAGGCGCGGCCGATGTAGTAGTTACCATTACCTGCATCTTTAAGGATTTTGAAGGCGCCGGGTTTACCATCAACAACTCCGTTGGAGCGGACGCTTTCGATAATGGGGAGACCATTAGAAGCGAACACCGCACCCTTTGCAACACGGACGTATGAACCGACAGAGAAGTTGCCTGCGTTTTGGTTTGTGGGAGTTGTTTGTGGGGTTTGTGTGGTAGTGGTAGGTTTATTAGTTGTGGTTGTTGCTGTTGTTGGAAGGTTTTGGGGAGTGTTAGAGACGTATGGGTTAGAGGTAATGCCAGTTGCAGGTTGAGTATTTTTACCACCATTGTTCCACCAGGTACGAAGTTCTTGTTCAATTTGGGAGTCAGTCAGTTCAGGGTACTTCGCAGCGAGGTCAGGGTTATCCCGAATCTTTTGGTTACGCAGAGCGTTGAGTTCGATGATTTTTCCGGTCATCTGCCCACCGGCCGCGGCGTAAGCCTTCATCATCTCTGCCATGTAGTCGATATCGGGGTTGTAAACTCCAGAACCACCGTTCTCAATGCTGGAAATCTTGGAGATTTCAACAACTGCCTCAGCCAGACGTTGCAGTTCAGCCAGCATATCGGCGATTGCTGTCGGGGACTTGGACTTCCATTGTTCACCCTCATACAGAATCTGGTACAGCTTACTATCTGTTGTAACCAGGCCATCGGGTGAGTTCTGCAACTCTTGAAGTACCGCGGCCGCCTGCTGAGCATAGACACCATTCTTCACACTCCAATCAATTTGGCTTTCCATTAAAGCAATTTGTTTGTCGCGTTGTTCAGCCGCATAGTCTTGCTGAGTTTGAAGGTTAGTGAGCGCCTGGTCAACCAGTTGGTCTTGATACTGCTGGCGCGCTTTCTCAATCTCGTCTTCGAGTTTGAGGATGTCGACTTGGTTGCTGCCAGACGTGTCTTGGCGCATATAAGCGAGACGACGTTCTTTCTTTGCGATGTCCTCTTTACTTTCTGCATTACTCCGCGCCGTCCGGTACTCATTGATTTGCTCGCGCATAGCCTCAAGCAAATCTTTGTCGGCATCAGTGATAGCGTCATAAACTTGGTTAAGTGCTTCGACTTCGTTACGGTCGATTTGCTCCAGCGCAGCAATCACACGGTCTTCCAGAGTGATATAGTCTTCGTGCAACTGGGCGCGGAGTTCTTCGTATTCGAGCTGCGCATCGAGCATCGCGCCTTCTGCGTCTTCGATTGCGTCTTGGATATCTTTGAGTTTAGAGATGTAGTCCTCGATTTTCTGACCTTCTTCGGTGTTTTCGGTCTGGTCGAGAGAGTTAATCAAATCCCAATCAATTTCAATTCGCATTTTATCGAAGTTAAAAGTGCCATATTTCGCCATTTCGGCGTTCTCGTTAAGGAAGCGTTGCATTTCCCCAAGGCGCTTATTCATCATTTCTTTTTGGAGGTCATAGGTTTCAGACATGAGTTCGAACTGTTTGTCGTAGTAATCAGAAGCGATTTTGAAGTTGGTTTGTCCGCGCTTTTGGAGGATTTGGAACTTCTTTTCGAGGTTATTGCGAACACGGAGGTTTTCGTTGATTTTCTCCGTGAGGTTGTAGAGCCAGTCGTAGGGGTTCTTCCAGAGGTCTGGTTCATCTGCCAGGTCACCGCCACCGTTTTGGTCATACTTCCATTGAGCATTGTAACCAGTAGCAAATTGCGGGAACATATCCTCTGGTCCACGGTTAAGGATTTCCTTGGTTTGGTCTGCGGTATAAACTGTATCTCCCTTCTCAATGCGCGCCATCTGTGGTTTTTCCGCAACATAGGCGCCGCGCTTGGTACGAATCAGTTCTGGGCCATCCTCAGCAACCAGCGCGGGGTGAGTTTTGGGAGAGTCCTTAATACCAGTTGCGTGTCCAGGAACAGTAGCACTGGAAGGATTAAGAACCCCAGGATTAGTAACAGTATAAGTAAGTTTAACTTCTTTTGTAAGATTCAAATTGTTGATTGCATCTTTAATCATTTGCGTTTTAGTTTCAATAGACAACTTAGGCATTGGGGTCATCTTTTCTACAGTATCTTTAATTGTTTGCCGCACTGTGTTCATATTAGTATCATCAGTTGTTACTTGAATAGTGTATTCTTCACCAGTTACTTCATCAGTGATTGTTGTAACTACCTGCTGAACGCTCCCTTCATCAAGCCCAAGAGTAACTTCCATACCAGCAAAGGCATCAGCCACAGCTTGTGCCAGTTCAGAGTTTTGAAGTTCTGTTTCAGCATTACGAATAGCAGTCTCAACATCAATATCAGGAGTGATTTCGAGAGAAGTAACACTACCATCAGACAACTGATAATCGAGATAAACGGTTTGGTCTTCACCCAAATTACGCCGGATATCCTGAACAAAAGCGGTAGCCACTTCGGTAAACTTCTCTTGAGGGATATTCAGATCATTCATTACTCGCTGCATTTGGTCATAGTCAAGAATGTTAATCTTATTTTCTGTATCAACCTTCTTTAAGAAGTCGGAGTACCAAAGAGCAGATTCGTCAGCAGTCGCGCTAACCAATACTCGCTTAGCTTCTGCGACGATTTCGCTTGTCTTACGCAGGAATCCTTCTTCATCATAGAAATTAGAGATAAGCGCGCCCTTAGCTTCAAGGTCTGCCTTCAGTTGGTCATAAGAAACACCGATTGTATCTGCAACAGCCTTAATTTCACTTTCATCAATAATCCGTTTTGCAACAAAGCGTTTGAAGTTTGTACCATTAGCGCTCGCTTGAAATACGAGCCGCGCACTGTCATACATTTCCTGTACAGCCGCCGCGTAGTCATTTTCTTTAAATTCCTTTGCCAAATCAGCCGAATAATTCTTAAAATCACCCAGCATCATTTCAGCATAAGTCTCAGACACATGATACGCATTTTGCAACTTTTCAAGGATGTCCTGAGTAGTCATGCCTTCGAACCCAGTCAGTTCAATTTTCTGACCAGTATCGACAATAGACAAACCGCCCAAATCTCCGGCTGCTTCGCCGTAGATATCCTTGCCAGCCGCAAGGTCAGCCCAGGATTGACGCATATCCTCACTATTCTGGCGCAACTTTTCGTTCATATAAGTCATTTTCTCAACCAGTTCATCACCAGCTAAGTCAATGATATTACCATCTTCGTCCGTCTTTTGGCGCCATTGTGGACCAAACAACAAATCGAAGTAACTAAAGTTTTGATTGTTACCAATCGCGACCTTTTCGAGATTTTCGTTAATTGTCTCGTAGGCGTCTTTAATAAATTCCGCAATATCATTTTCATCAGCGCCGGGGTCAAAGTCTTCCAAGGTTTTCAAAACTTTAGCCACAACACCATCGAGACTATCAAACGAACTCAGCGCCGCCAGTACGGCATTTGTCAACTGGTTCATGTTGATTTTGCCCTTGGAGATAGCGGTCAACGCCTTAGCCACATCATTGGCTGTTACACCGGTGTTAGCCATGAACTTGTCAAGAGTCTTATAACTACTTGCCAAGTCATATACATCACTTGCAGCAAGTTTTCCATTTGCCGCAATGATTTCGTTAATGTCCTCTTGAACGTCTTCAAAGGCTTCGGACTTGAGCATATACTGCATTTGCTTACCGGCGCTGTATGCGTTCTTACCAGCGACAAGCATTTTAGCAGCAAATTGCTGAGAAAGTCCGGTGCCATTTGCCAATTCTTGATTCAAACTGTAGACAGCTTCGATTGGGTTAGACCAATCAATGCTGGAAACAAACGAATCGAGACTTTGAATCATAGCAACAGAATTGCTATCATCATTCGCCATCTTCCAGAACTCTTTAATTCCGGCATTAGAAATTTCCTCGCTACCAGACCGAGCCAAATTAGCAGAGACGTTATCAAAGATTACATTGAAGTCAGCGCCGACTGCATCGAATTTATCTTCCAATCCTTGAAGTTCGTTAATAATTGTTTCATAAGATTTGCCAGTAGATTTATTTGCCTTTTTAACAGCGCCAACAATTTGGGTACGCCGTTTGTTGAGAGCATTTGTCGCATTGGAGAAGTTATTTCCAATCAGATTCGTCATGTCCTCAACAGACATACCAAATGCTTCAGCCATTTGTTCCATGCTATCAAAGTTATAATCTTTGGCGAAGGAGTCCCAATCAATTTCAGCGGGATTAGCAAAGGCTTCTGCATAAGATTTAAGCATCTGTTTGCTGATGTTTTCGCCATTGGACGACATAAGAGCAGCGAGGTCTTCTGCTTTGTCGGCGCCGGCTGTATTAGAGATATTTTTGAACACATCAGCGATGTTCATCATATCATTGGAAAGGGATTCGGTAGCACGAGCCGCAGCGAGTTGTTGTTTGATATGTGCATTAGTAATATCAACATCTTCCCCACTTTCAGCATCAACAATTTTCTTTCCATTGCTGCTTACTTCATATTTACCTTGACTAAGGTCGGCGTATTCTTGAAGGTCTTCACGACTAAGATTACCATTTTTATCCTCACCTTCGGTAATTGTAGCAGTTTCATCGTTAATTTTTTCGTCAAGTTTACCAGTAAACACGCTATCGTCAAGCTGATTTACCAAATCGCCTTGGAAATGTTCATCCAAATTGCTGTAATCTTTCGCATTGTTAATCAATGCAGAACGATAAGTTTCAATCGAAGCGTTAGAAGCAATCAAACTCTCACCAAAAGCACGAAGATTATCCACATTATCAGCAAGAGCGACAGACATAGCTGTAATATCCTCAGAAGCCATACCATTGAGGTCTTGACTGGTCAGCCAACTAAGGATTTCATCCTGATAACTACCATCTGTATCATCATTAAAGATTTTACCAGATGCGATTGCTTCTGCCAATGCCTCAGTAAGCTGACGATTAGAAGAAACTCCAACGCTTACTTCTGCACCGCGCCCTTGGGCGATATAAGAATCATATTCCTCTTTGGTAATATGTTCTTGTGTTCCTTCGTAACCGTAACCATAATTGTCGTAATAATAAACTTTCTCATTAACTCTTGCTTGATCGTTAAGATGGCTGTAATCCAGGTCTTGCTCACCTTGGCGTACGGTGATATCCTCCATAGCTTTCATAGATTCACCCAGGATTAAATCATTTTCTTTCTTTTGAATAATGCCCTGAACTTCAGAACTCTTAACGTCGATAGTCAGAACACCATTCTTATTTGTAACGAACGAAGCCAATTCTTTGTAATTCTTAATCAAATCCAGAACTTGGCTATTCGTACTCATAACAGATTCACGCCAGGCGTCGGTTCCCTTGGTAAGATTATCCAAATTAGAATAACTATCAACAAGTTCATCCAGGCTGGTTTTCAGCTCGTCAACGCTCTTGCGCGCACCATCAACCAAATCTGCCGCAGCGTCCGCAGCCTTTCGAGCATTTTCGAGTTGTTTCTCTGGCGTACCTGCTTCATAAGCCTTCCAAAGCAGGTAAACTGCTGCGATAAGTGCTACAATACCAGCAATAATCCACCCAAGCGGGCAAGCCAGCATAGCAGCGTTAAGTCCTGTTTGAGCGCCAGTAGCTCCTGCCGTTGCGGCAGCCATACCGAGTTTCGCTGCGGCATCGGCGCGCGCCTGCTTAGTGCCAAACAGAAGTATTGCGATATACTTCAATCGAGTGAGAATACCCATTTTCTCGACGTTTGTATTCAATGCAGTAGCCGCAGCCTCTTTGATTTGCTCCGCTGTCAATCCTTCAGTCGTAATTCTTTGACGAAGTTGCGCGGCCGCTACGCTATCCGACATGACGATTGCCAATTCATCCTGGGTCAATCCTGCCGCCATAATAGCGTTGTAGCTTTCATTGGTCAGGCCCAATGCTTGGAGAGCACTTGCGCGACTTGCTTCTGCGCGAAGCAGACTTTGTTCTGCCTGATATTTCGCCTGCGCGGTAGCAGTTCCAGCTTGTTCAACAGCCGCCTTACGAGCCTCGGCGTTGGATACGTGTTCAATAGACACTTGCAAAGCATCGTATTGAGTTTTGATTGCTGGGTCAATTTTCAGCCCGCCGCCTTTACCAATCCAGAACTTTTTATTGAACATCGACTTAACAGAAGTACCAAAAGCAATAACGCCATTGCGCATTGTCTTCAGCCCATCAAGCGTTGTCTTAGTCAAAGCCTTAATTGGTGCCTTAGTAGCTGCCAAATTAACAAAGAAAGCATCGAAAATCGCGCTTCCTGCTTTCAAACCAGCCATCGCCAAAGCGAATTTTGCAACACCACTTGTTGCGGTAGAAACTTCGTTAGAGACGCCCGGAATCAAACCAACGACCTTGCCAACACCATCAGTAAGAGCATTGACACCGTTAATCAATCCAGTAAGTCCGTCAACCGCGGCCTTAATAACCGCGCTATTCGCCAGACCCATAGTAAAAGCATCCCAAGCATTAGCCAGCTTGTTCAACTGACTCTCCAGCGATTCAGTCGTCTTCTGGAACTGCTTCTCACTGGCGCCGGCGCTATTATGCGCTGCATCCACCAGTTCCAAAGTACGCTCGTAATCACTCATCATAGCGATGAAACGAGACTGTTGACGAGAACCAGCCGCCATAGTGGCAATGTAACGCTGTGTATTAGTATCCAGCGAGTTCCACTTCGATGCAACCTCCAGGAATACGTCATCCAAATCCCGGAATTGCCCAGTCGTATCCCTCAGTGCCACACCAATAGTCTTCAGCGCAGTTTCAATCTTGTTAGCGTCAACTTCTTCCCCGTCAACCAATCCAATCTCTGCCGGGTCTTTTTTCAACTCTTGGAAACGGGCGATAACCGTTTTCATAGCCGTACCAGCAGTCTCGGCAGATTCACGAGTAGTCTCAATAATCTGAGACAGGAACGCCGCGGTAGTCTCAAACTCCATGTTAGCGTTATTCGCAATAGACGCCGTCTTCGTCATAGCAGTAGAAATCTCCTGCGTATCAGACGCCGTAATAGCCGCCAGCTTGGAGTAAACATCATTTACTCGTTGAGCAGATGTCTCATTCAGTTCCATATTGAAACCACGAAGTGCGGCAGTCATCATGTTAGTTGCTTCGGTATAATCCATACCAGCAATCCGCGCCATCTTCATGGTTTCTGTACTAATCTCAAAGACTTCGTTAGTCTTCAAACCCTGTTGATAGAACAGAGTCATAGTTTGATACGCGCCCAGTGTGGTAGTTCCCAGTGCATTAGCCGTATCAGTGAACTGTGGAAGTTTATCCCACATATCGCCAACACTGAAATCAGTCACCACCGCAGTTTCTGTCATGGCTTTGTCAAGTTCTTTGACAGTGTTCATGGCAGAACGAATTGCGTTACAGAACAGGTTAATAGAGTTTGTCAGACCGAAGAAGTACTGAATACGATGTTTCAGCCCATCAACTTCGCGTGATTGACGATTGAAGTCCTCCATCGCAGCGCCAGCTTCGCGGTTCTTCCCCGCAAATTCATCCATAGCTGGCGCGCCCTGCTCAACGGCGCCATTCAGTTGCTCAAATCCTTGTTTCAGTTGGGTCAACGCGTTTGCATCCAAAGATGCAATCGCTTGTCGCATACCATCAATCGTATTCGGGAATTGACTAATATCCAATCCCTGAATTTGAGACAGAGCAGTATACAAATTTTGGAGAGCCTTTGTGTCACCAGCACTCTGCAACTTATTCAAAGTTGCAGTCATATTGCTCAACTCATTCTGCGCATCGGTCAAAGATTGCTGAAGTTTCTGAACCTCTGCCGCCTGACGGTTGAACGTAGTGGTGTTATTAAAGGTCTGCTGCATATCATCGAACTTTTGTTGAGCATCCCCAACTTTCTGTTCAAGGTCAGCAATCTCCTGGGTCAGCGCACGATATTTGCTCGACTTAGCCGGCGCCTTCAACGAAGCAGCAAGTGCCTCGGCTTTTTGTTGTGTTTGAACCAGTTGAGCCTGATAGCCTTCCAGTTCAGTTTTAGCAGCGCCGAGGTCCTTCTCCATCTGTTTATAATCAGCAGGAGTAACCGTATTCTTACCTTGCGCCGCCGCCATTTTATTATTCAGACTATCAATCGCTGCTTTCTGCTTATCAATAGCCTTTGTCTGCGCGTCAATTTCCTTTGCAGTCTGACTAACAGCCGCATTGTACGTATCCAGCGCCTCGTGCGCAGTTTCAATGTTATTCGCTACGCTTGGCGGAAACAGCTTAGAAAGTTCCTTATCGCTCAGTGAACCAAGCTGGCGCACAGACACTTGCAGGCTGTGATACAGCGAGAGAATCTTCTCGCCAGACTTCGACAGATTCTTAAAGTCCGACGCAGATTCCAGTCCTTTGGCGGCTTGCTGTTCAAAGTTCGCAATCTCGCGCGTCAGATTATCCATCGTCTTAGTAAAACTATTGGCGATGTTCTGCGGCATTGTAACATTAGAAAAGGCTCTCTGAATCTCACCAACGGCGCTCTTGACTTGCGCGATATTCATCGAAGCATCAAACACAATGCTTACTCTTTTGTCCGCCATCTTCTCAACCTCCTTAAATAATAAATATCGGCATCGACTCCATTCCAAGTCGATGCCGATACCATTACATATCAGTGTCTATGTCGTCATTGAGGAAGGTAAGTGTCATTGCCCTTTGTTTCCCCCTTGGCCCAACCGGACAAGCATAAGCATCCAATTTACCAACAACTGGATTCACTTCGCTGCCAAGTCGCATAGATATATCAGACATCAATTTTAACTTGGGAATATGGAGTATTCCCGTTCTATTTTGCCCGGTAATATCATCCTTCACTCTCGTTCTTCCCTCAAAGGAGAAAAAGCCGTTTGTCAACTGGCCGCCAATCACCAATCGCGCGGCGCCGCCTTTGTATTCAAAGGCATAGTCGGCAATAACAGTCAAATACGGTGTGCTTACCTTCACACTTTTTTCTGTTACCGGCTCAAAATTAACTCGCTCCCCAGTTTTCAAATCATACAAAAAGCAATAATCCATAGGTGTCTCACTGAACTCAACAATCCCATCATCATCACTTTCAAGCTGCTCGCGCCGAGTAAGGTAAATTGGTTCTCCTTCATCAATTCGCGCCAGCTTACGATTTGTCATTAACGCCAACTGGGTATTTGAAAAGATGCCTTGGGTGAATTGCACCTTAACATCTTTTGTTGTTTCCCACCACACATGGTCTCTATCATCGGCACCACCATGCGCAGTCCACACCTTCACGGTGTCGTCAAAAGTAGCAACCATTACCTTATCAAATGCAGCAATAGTCTCATTTGCTTCAAACTTTTGACCATTTACCTCTATATTAGAAGTAGCCTTAATGGAGCAAGAATACAATTCTCGCATCCCAAATTCAAAATTCGATTCTGCCATAATTCCTCCTTATCAGCGCCGACTGCGTCCAATGTACATCCATCATACACCTCTCGCGCAGCTAAAAAAGGAGAGTGGTTTACACCACTCTCCTAATCAGCTTTTATGCCGTCCAATTAGAGTTGACTGTGTAGGTCGTAGTCTTCCCATCAGCAGTCACATCAATCGTAACGGTACTCGCGCCTTCCTTCAGAATGAACCAAAGGTCTGCGTTGTCAGCGCTTCCGGTATAAGTCTTCTCCTTGACCCAAGTGCTGCCGTCCTGAGAGATAGACGGGTCGTCACTGAACTCCGCCAAAGCGGGGTTGGTCTGCTTCACCGTGAAAGTACCGCTGTCAGGCAGGATGCCTTTCAGGCACATGGCGATAACGGGTTCAGCACTCATATCCCCGAACAGGCCCTCTGCGTCAGTGCTGGAGACGCCAGTGACCACGTCGGTGCCGGTCACGGTGAAGGTGTTACCAGACGCCTTCACCGTGACGCCGCTATTTGAGGACGTTAAGGGTTTTCGCTTTCCTCAGGGTCGGCCATGTTATTCACTTCCAGCGCGTGATTGTGAATAATGTCGGCGTTGGTCTCAGAAGCGTCCTCGGGGTCGAGGGCCTCATACTTGACCAGCTTCATCATGATGCCGTCAGCGGGACGCATAACGCGCAGGTTCATGTTGAAGACAGAGGGGTCGCCTTCGGCCTCCATGGTGATGGTGTTCTCGGACTGCACCTTGGCCTTGGGGATGATGAACTGGAAGAACTCGTCCAGACCGCTGGCCTCGGAACGGGCGTAGGTGTCGCCGGTGACGTAGTAGGTGCCGGGGAAGCTGTTCGCAGAAATCTCGATAACAGAGCCGCTGACCTTGATATCGAAAGTGCAGAAGAACTTGCCGCCCTTCACCAGTTCAGTCACGTTCTTGCCGGTGGCGTCGTAGAACTTGGGGTTGATTTTCTTGTAGGTGCGACCATCGGGGCCGGTGAAACGAGGAGTCCAACCAGAACCAGCGGTGTCCTCAACAGGCAGAGCGGTGTCGGTAGCCACGAAGGTCTCGGTCTTCATGATGTAGGCGGTATCGCCGCTGTAAGGCTTGACCTTACCATTGCCGAACATGATAGCCATGGACTTAGCAGAGAACAGAGCGTCCTCAAGGGTCACAGTAATCTCCTTACCATAGTCCCAGATGATAAGAGGAGCATTACCCTTGCCGCCAGTAGACTCGGCTTCCTCACCGGACTGCTCAAGAGTAGACACCTTCAGAGTGTCCAGGAACAGAGCAGGGTTGGTAGGCGCGCCGTTATTGTCCAGCTCGTAGAAGGTAACGTCAGCAACCTCCTTGATGCCATAACGGTCGAGAATGTTGGCCATCTCAAAAGCCTCCTTTAGATGTTATTCATTCCTAATCCAATATTTGGGCTTGACTTTCTTTTTGTCAGCGCCCGCTTGCAGACTGCGCACATCCATATCGAACTTTTCCTTCTCTTGGTAAGTCCGAAGCAGAGGCCCAATGGCTGCATAGCTTAACTCTCCGATATTAAGTGGGTTTATTCCCAACCCCATACAAGAAATTGAAACAATGAGAGTTTCCAATGAAATTCCGAGTCCTTGTTTCTGTTTAATCTTGTCACGATAGCGCGCCTTTGCTTTAATGCGCGAGACGCGCGGGTCCTCTTTTGGATTGGGCCGCTCAACGGTTTTTTCACCCATTGAAACTCTCACCATGTTTTGAAAGTCGAAGAAATTTTCTTCATTGAGATAGCGCAAATCGTTCAATGTCTGCGCCGCGCTCAACTGCTCTTCCAAATCACCAATGAGAATTAGCTTCTTATCGTAGATAAATTGGACTGGTTCGCGGATGAAAAAGTTAAATGCTTCCACAGCAATCTGACGATATTCAGCACTTTGGTAAGCATTTACGAGAAGAAACTCAAGCGGAGTGGGAAATTTTTCCTTTTTGTCGAGTTTTTCGACTAACTCGTCTTGAACTTCCTCTTGAGAAGTAGTTAAAATTTTTACCCATAAAGGGAAATGGCGCTTGGCGCTGACATCCTTAATAGTAGGCGGATAGACCGTAAGAATGTCATTAAATTCTAACCCTTCTCCGACGAGAAAAGCAGCATTAGGCATAGGATACTAAAACAAAGGTCTGCTCGAAATCTGTCATTTCGTCAGAACCGAAGTTGAAGTCAAAATCTCCGCCTTTCATCTTACCTAAGCCGTTGATGGTTTTATTGTTAAGGCTTTCTTGGATTTCACCAAGAATCGCGTAAGGGCGCAAATTTGTTCCCTTAATCAGCCATTGGGTGATGGGGACAAATACCTCAACAGTGAAAACTACCGTTTTGAACTCTGTGTTCTCCGCAATCCCCGCGGATTTGCGCGCCACCACTGACACCACCGCATTGGAATACTCTGTCGGGTCCAGGCGCGGCACAATCTTGAGTAACTTATTGAATAAGAACTTTTCTTTCTGTTCATCGGTCAGATTGGGATGGGAAAGAGGGTCTGAATCGGTGTAATATAGCAACTTGCAAAGGTCATCATTCGCCATAAGGCGCCGGACAATCTTCTGCATATTCTCACCAATGTCGCGGCAATTACGAATAGCCATATCAGTTTCCCTCCTTTCCTTGCAGCCAGAAGAAATCGTCAGGATTATCCCCCGGTTCGGGTTTTGGAATTGGAGTATGGTCACGGGTATACACGGGGTCAACTGTGACAAACTCAACACCAGGGGTGGATACGAAGTCATAACCAGTAACCCGAAAAGCCTGGGTAATACCTTGGTCGCTCAACTCGAAGTAATCCTCTTTTTGAATTGCCGGATTTGTCGGGCAAATAAAGAAGCTGCTCTTCAAGTTTTCGTTGTAGAGAACGTCAGAGCGACTGCGCGACTTCAATTCATCCTTCAACATATTATCTTCTTGACCATAGAAATATGCTGGGGTAGAGTGCTCAACGCCGTCCCGGTCTTTCCAAGTGATGGTATGCGTCATACGGAGCATAATGTAACGATTGTACCCACTGGCGCGGAACTTTTCCAGATAGTAGACCATCCAGGGCTTATATTCCTCGCTTTTGTTGAAATCTTGCAACATCAACATCGTCCCACCAGGCAACACAAGGTCAACCTTAGTGAGCAAATGATGCAAGGTTCTCGTCTCATTTTGCTTATACGGCTCAAACACACCTGGATGTACCAGCGGCGCGCCTTCTTCGTCTATCCCGTACTCAAAGTCCAAACGATAGATAGATTTCAAAAGCAAATTGTCGAAAAAACGTTCACGCTGTCCTTGAGTTCTTGTTTGATAGTCATAACCGTACCGATTCAGTCGGCGCCGGTAGACATCTTCATAGTAGCCCATATTTACTTTTCCTCAGTTGCCCACTTGGAAACCAAGTTCATGCAATCGAAGATAGTAGTTCTGAAGTACTCGTACCTCAGATAGCGAAGACTGGACAACTTGTAATACAGGATGTAATAGTTAATGGTCTTGTCCTTTTCGTCATAGCCCATCAACTCAATGAGAATGGCATCAAGGAACTTATCCCAATCGCGCCCTTTCTCAAATTCACACAGAAGCCCAAACAGCCGATTCTTCAACTTATTCCCATAGGCTTCCAGCATTGTCGCATTACTAATCTGCATCACTTACCACCTGCCAATTTGCTGTATTTGTAAGGTTTTCCCTTACGAGAGCGATAGTAAATGCTCTCCAACCACTCAGCATTTTTCCGTTCTGCGGCAAGCGTATTCTTCATCTTATCCAGCAGATTTGCCTGGGAGAAATCGCGTTCCTCATACAAAGGCTTCACATTCTCCCAAGTCATAATGCAGCGGTTGAGCCACTCACATTTCATGTAATTGGCGATGATTTGAATTTCTTCGGGACCAAGGTCTTCGCTAAATCCTTCGTCCGTCCGCTCAAGAGACACGCGTGGGAATCTGAACCAGACTACTGCCGCCTCCAAGATGGCGCGCCAGTCTTGCTCAACGTTTTCCTCGGCCCAATTCTCCCATTCGTCTTCCAGGATTCGGGCCAAAAAAGCATCGTAAACCTTTTGGAAGGGTGTCATATTAACCCTCCTTCTTCGCCGGCTCCTCGTTGGCTTTCTTCAACTCAATAGCGCGCACCACATCGATGCCAGACATCTGCTTCATAATGTCCATACGCTCCAAGGAAAGAGTAGAGCCGTGTTCAACCATGTAAGACGCAATTTCGCGCTTCTGGTTATCGGTCAGCTTGCGCAGGGCCGCCTTGAACTCGTTTGCGGGCATAACAGTAACCATGCGCTTGATGTACTCGTCGCTCAGTCCAATCAGGTTGACAGGCTCGGTAGCATCTTCCGGCTCCAGACCCATTTCCTTCTTGACGTCCATATCCATGATGAACAGCACGCCGTGCTTGAGCATATTGTTGAAGCCGATGTCGTACATCATAACATCGAAGATATCCTTATCAACCTTCACAACTGCTCCCTTACGAGGCCATTGGAACCTACGGTTAATCTCGCGCAGATTCACTCCGACTGTCGCGCTCACCATGCTCTTGATGCTAATCTTGTTGTCACTCATAGCTAACTCTCCTTTTTATCCTGACGCCACTGTTTCAGACGCCAATTATTTTTGAAAGAACAATAGGGGAGGTTACCCTCCCCTATCAAGTAGTTGCTTACTCAGCAAACCCGTAGGGGTTGTAGCTGGTGTCGTCCAGACCCTCGTTCTGGTAGATACCCCAGTTGTAGTGGGTCAGGATAGCCGCGCCCATCTTCCGGTAGCAGTGAATCTCCATGGAGTTGTCGCGGTTGGTGAAGTCATGGATTTGGGTTGGGCCTTCCAGACCGACCTTCACGACCTTCTCCTTGCCGGTAGGCAGGACGTAGGCATACTGCGGGTTAATCCAAGTCGTGGTGTTGGACTCGTCAGTGTAAGACTGAGGAATCTCCACAACAGGAGTGCCGCGGAACATCTTGATGTAGCCAGTGCGGTGAATGGCATCGATGTCATCGGGATGGTACACACCCTGCGCCAAGCCGACGATAGACGGAACGATGGCGTCGGGACCCATGGCGCCAATGAACTCAGGTGTCGCAAAGATAGCAGCATTGCCGCCGTAGGCGCGCACAGTGCTGACCAGCTTGAACATCTTATCGCCGTCGAACACATTCTCAATCACCAGGTTAGCAGCGGGACGACCCACGGCATCCTTAGCAGCAATCAGAGCGCGCTGGACTTCACCAAACACGGCGTCGGTCAGACCCTCGGTCAGAATGTCCATCAGGTCGGCCATGTTCTCAGAACCATCGAGGAAACGCTCGAAGTCGATGGTGGCAGCGCCGCCAACGGCCTTCATGCTCAGCTCGAAGGTCTCGGTGTCCAGACGGAAGGTCTCGTACACACCGCTCAGACCCACCTGGGTCAGGAACTTCTTGGCGCGGTTCTTACCAATGACGCCGCGCTTGAACATGATGCGGTCGCCCTGGGGAACAGTCACTACCTCAGCGAACAGGCCCAGAGCATCCTTGACCTGGTTGGGGACGATTTCGTCAGCAGTCTTGATGATGATATCATAGATATCATAACGATTCCGCATGAACTCATTGACGGAACCGGCGATGTCGTTCATGGCATCGCGCAGAGCAGCATTCACGCTCTCAACACTGAAAGTGGAAGGAGCAGTACGCTTAGCTGCGTGGAGAGCCAACTCTCTCATTTCAGCAAGAGTCATAATTCAATTACCTCCTTCGTTTTATTACAGCGCCTGGAACTGGATGGCGTATTGACCGTCAGGCATGGTGAACGGGCGCCGGACAATCAGCTTCACGCCCTCGGTGGGCTTAGTAGCAGTGACCAGGATGGCGCCATTCTCGCTTTGGGTGCCGTAAATCAGGGCGGCGCCGTCTTCCGCGACACCAGCGATGGCCTCTTTCAGGGCGTCGTCGTCGGCGTACTCAGAAGTGTCATAGCAGATGGTGTTGCTGGTGAACTTGTCGCCGCGGGACAGATAGCCCAGGCGGGGCAGGAACTCGTCCAGACCCAGCTTGAAGTTCTTCAGACCCTGGGCGCGCTCGTCATACAGGTGCTCGGCGCTGTAGTGCAGAGCGATGGGGAACTCCTCGCCGCTCACAGGGAACTTCACGATACGATGGATATTGTCAACGGCAAGCAGCATACCGTTCTCAGCAGGCACAGACGCGAAATCGGTCTCGCTCAGCTTGCACTGGGCTTCGATGCGGCCATCCCGGCGGAAAGCGACGTTATTCAGCTCGACCTGACCATAGCCGTCGATAGTCAAACGTTGAATTGCCATTTTTTCATTCCTCCAGAAAAATTACTTTTGGTACTTCGCCAGAATGGCTTCGATACCACCCTGTGGGTTATCCTTGGGGATGCGCCCAGCAGGTGCCTGACCCTTCGTAAAGACGGAGGGGTTGGTCTTCTTCAGTTCGTAGGCCAGTTCCTTATCGAGGTCTTCGACGCTGTAATCAGCGGCTTTCTCACGATAACTTGTCAGAACTTCCTCGCTCAGCATAGAAGCATAAGAATCAATCACCGCGTTGCGCTCGGCGCTTTCGGTGGTTTCTTTGAAGGAAGCCAGCGCAGCGTTTTCCTCTTTCAGAGTATTCAGCGCGGTATTAGCCTCTTCCAGCTTTGTCTGAGCCTCAGTCACCAGTGTGTTGGCCTTTTCGTAGTTGGCGTTCGCTTCGTCCCGCTCTGTGGTCAGAGTGGTAATCTGCGTATTCAGCTCGCCAATCTTCGTATCGTACTCAGTCTTAGCCTGGTCAGCCGCTTCTGTGGCCGCCTTGTTGGCGCTAAAGACCTCGTCGATTTTTTCGTAGTTGCCACCGTTCAGACCCTGGATAGCAGACAGAGCCGCCATTTCAGTCTCGGTCACATCAACGATGAAGCACTTCTTCTTCTTGTTGATGGTAACGGTGTTGTTGGTGTCGTCCTTGGTGTAATACACCCGCTCAAAGCACCCTTCGCCGTAATTGCGAACCACAGCATACTCGTCGAACACATCGCAGATGCCGTATTCGACGGACCAGCCGCCGGCCTCGTTGTAGTTGGGGTTCAGCAATTCGAACAGCATATCAAACTTAGAGCTGTCGCTCAGTTTGAAGTTCATAAACTTGGGCATTTCTGCTCCTCCTTGCCGACTATTTTGAGTTTCCAGATTGTACTTCTCAATCTTCTTAAGCATTTCCGCAATATCGGAATACAAGGTGAAGAACGCGGCGCCTTCAAAGCATGGCTCAACTTCTTCACCAAGCGCCTGCAAACCGATAAAACATCCTTCCGTAAACACGAAGTACCGTTGTCCATTTATCATCTGCCAAGAACCCTGAATGGATTTCTCATAGATTTCCATGGACTGAGGTCTGCCGACGATATCTTCGGCTTCACCGTAAAGCGCGGTAAACAGCAAAACGTCCACACACGCATAAGTACGGGTCACGCCATCGTCATCCAAATGTTCCTCCCAAGCAAAGTTGGGATTTTCGGGAACCACACCATAAATGCGCCCCAAAGAACGGCTCATTCCATGGTCACTATAGTCCTCGCCATCATAGATACCCTTGACTGGCGCGTAGGGAAGTGATGCAATCAATTTCTCAGCGAACTCATCCGTAATATAAGTGCCGTTTCTATTAGCATACTTATAAAAAATGCGTACCCTTGCTTTAGAAAGAACTTCGTTGTACTTTTCCAAATTCCCATAAACGGTCACAGGAAACTCCGTAGAGAACTCGCACTTCACCTTTGGCATTAGGAGTCACCTTCCTGTGTTGTTGTTGTGGTAGTTTTGGTTACTGTCTGGTTGTCGATGGAGGTCTCGTTTTTGAGGGTTTTGTCGGATTTGTCTTCGTCCGCCAGCTTCGGGCGCCCCACCGGATTGCCTGTTCCGTTGGCGCCATTCTGTGTGTAGGCAGAAGACAATGGCCTTAGCTTGTCGCTCAAATCTAACACCTCATTTTCCAAATCCTTAAGATTCGGCAAGTCCTTCTGCGACAATCCCATTGCGACAGCCGGCATTAGCCAGCTATAACCAGAGTTGGCGAGTTTGTAGGCCAACTCAACGTAGTCCTTTTCGTTGTGGTAAGAGACGGGAAGAATTTGGTACTTGAAAGAGATATTGCCGTTTGCGTACACGTTGTTCACGGCATAACTGACGAAGTTGGAAAACTTGTTTGCGAGATACATCATCATCGCAATATCGTTTCGGATAGAAGTAGGAAGCGTAGAACTGCCTGTTGCCGCGAAGATTTCACTACTTGTGCCTGCCTGAGCATAAATATTTTTCATCATTCGCTCAAGGGTATTGTTTGAGGCATCCGACGCTGTCTTCGACACTATTGCATCGACATCAGCATATGTCGTCAACACACTAACATTTTTATTACCCTTCAACATACCTACTGTACCAGTGTTCGAATAGCAGACGACCATCGGTTAAGTGGGGTATTTTCTGAACGATAATCTTCCGAATTTCTTCAGCATCTCTTTCCTGTTCTGTTTCAACGGCTTTATCGTACTCGATAGTAGCAGGAATTACGTTGAGAAACAGCGGGCGCCCATCGAACAAACTGAAACAGACGCCAACCTCGCCGGGGATAATGACCCACTTACTGGTGCGCTTACCCTTTTGCCAACGGCGGTAAGCCCGCACGACGACAGGAGGATACAGACTGAGGACTTCTTCACGAACTTCTTCGTCAAAGATTGTGTTAAAGTACGTAATGTCGAATTCAATCACATCGTTGC